GAAAGCGCAGGAGATGCTCGAAAACATCGGCACTAGCGGCTATGCTGTCACTGGACCCGGGGTCAAGTTCTCGATCATGGACGGCATCAAAGGTGGTGAATCGCTGCCACAGGTGGCTCTGATGAACGAGTCGGACAAAGCTTGTGACATTCTGATGCTTGGGCAGACATTAACCACAGACGTGGGTGACAGCGGAAGCCGAGCGCTTGGCGACGTCCATGCTACGGTTCGCGGCGACATTTTGCAGGCGGTCGCGACATGGATCGGGCAGGTCGTGACAACACAGTTGATCCCTGCCATCGTGCGGATGAACTACGGCGCAGGAATTGCCAGCGAGGACATGCCTTACGCTGAAATCGTCATTCCGAAGCCAAAGGATGAGAAGGCAATCGCCGAGCGCATCAAGATCGTCACGAAGGACATCGGGCTTCCAGTCTCGAACAAATGGATCTACAACGAACTCGGAATTTCTGAACCGCAAGAAGGCGAGGCGCTTTTCGGCGAAGTCGAAGATCCGCTTCCGTTGCTGCCAGAAATCACCGAGGCGGCACGCGCTGACATTGACCTACGACCGACCGAGGACATGGCGAAGGCAGCACAAGACGCACTTGAGATTCGCAGGCAGAAGCCAGCATCACAGCGTGGTATGACATCGGTCGGCATTGCACGCGCTCGGGACATCTCGAACCGTTCCGAGCTATCAGCCGAGACAGTGAAGCGCATGGTTTCATTCTTTGCTCGCCATGAGGTCGACAAAAAAGGTGAAACATGGGACGAAAAAGGCAAGGGCTGGCAGGCATGGCACGGCTGGGGCGGCGACGCTGGCAGAGAATGGGCAAACGCAAAGCTCAAACAGATCGAGAATGACTGATGAACAGATGCGTGAGGTCGCGGGGCAATGGCTCTCGCCGGTGGATCAGATCTTTGCTGACCTGATCGACAAGAGCTATACCATGACGGCAGGCGCATTTCAGATCGAAGTCGAGCAAGTCATCGAGCGCATTCCGCAGTTATTTTTCCTACTCGACAAACGAGCGCTTGAAACGTCGCTGGAGAATGAGATCGGCACGGCAATCGTCAAATCACTGGAGCGCGAACTATGAAGATCACCATAACAGCCACAGGACTCGATCCAGTGAAGGCATCGATGATCCGCCTACAATCGGCATCGGTGCGCAAGGTCGCGGTTCTCACCGGCGCTCAGGATGCTCTGGAAGTCGTCGAAAAATACTACAACATGAACGGATCGAGGCTTTGGGAAAATCCATCGCTTCCGACTCATGGTCCAGGTAGGAAAAAAACTCAGTGGTGGCGCAAAGTCTCAGGAAGTTGGTCGATCATGGGAGCGAGTGGATCAGGCGTGACGCTGCGCAGCAAAGGTGCCATAGGATTCTCACACAAAGTCACCGGCGGGACGATCACCGCGCGACGTGCAAAGTTCCTCACGATCCCGATTGTGCCAGAGGCGCACGGGCTGACAGCTCGGACATACAGCCGAACAATCGCCCCTCTATTCGCGGTCAAGGGCGTGCTAGCGCAGGCAGATGAAAACTCTCCCACCGGTATCAAGCCGGTATTCGTAATGAAGAAATCCATCACGCAGAAGCCATGGAAGAACGCGCTGCCACCGGAGCAATCCTACATTAACGCATTCGCGAACGGAGCGCTTCAAAGCATCATTGCGCAGGTCGAAGGCACTACTTAATAAAAAGTAATTACAAGCCAGAATCGGGTGGTAATCTTCTATTCGAAATGGCGAACGAAATCATCAGTGCATCATTCCAGACCGAAGTGGAAGCTTTGGCTGAGAGCATTGTATATCTCCCTGAAGGCGAGCATGAAATTCATGCCACCGTCAATGGCAAGGCTGCCAAGCGCAAGGTCACGGTCGATGAGTCGATCCTAGCTGCATTCGCAAGCGACTTGCAAGCTCGCCAATCTCGCAACGTGCGACCATTCGCAGGCTTCGATCACAAAGCCGGTCCTGCATCATTCATCCCGAAAGAATTCCGATACGAATCAGGCGTCGGTCTGGTTCTCGAAATCGAGTGGACGCAGGCAGGCAAGAGCGCCGTCGAAGGCAAGGACTACTCCTACTTCTCGCCAAACTTTCTACTTGCAAACGGCACGCCAGCAGGTCTGCCGACACATGGCGAGATCGGTTCGCTCGTTAACGAGCCAGCATTCGAGGCGATGGAAAAGATCGCCGCATCATACAACGAAACCAATATGGACATCAAACCACTAATCGAACTCGGTCTTGTTGCCGAGGATGTTGACCCGGAGAAAGCAATGGAAATTGCCAAGCTCGAAATCGAAGCCATGAAAAACAAGATCGCTGAGATCGAGGCTGGCTACATGACGAAGGAAGCCGACGCGGTGCAAGCTGCTGCGAACCACGCCAACGAACTGGAGACAGTCACCGCATCGCGTGACGCTCTCGCCAGCGAAGTGGAAACGCTCAAAGCATCACTTGCTGAGATCGAGGACAAAGCTGCTGACAGCGTGATCGACGAGGCTGTCAAAGCTGGTCGCATCGCTCCGCAAGATGAAAAAGCCAAGTCATTCTGGAAGGCTCAAATCAAAGCCGACAAGAACTCTGTCGAAATTCTCAACGCCATCCCATCCAAGCCAGTTAACGGAGAAACCGTTCTCGCCGGTAAAGCTGAAGAAGGCACCAAACAAACCGAACTCAAAGGACTCGCACTCGTCGAAGCATCCTTCAAAGCTCAAAACCAATCTCACTAAACAAACAATACTATGCCAAACAACCTAACTCTGTTAGACCTTGCCAAGCTCAACGGACATGATCCCATCGTCGGTCTGATTGAGGAAGTCGCCAGTGCCTCACCTGAGGTAACAATCATTCCGGCTCGCACGATCCGCGGCACGTCCTACAAGACAGTGACCCGCAACAGTCGCCCGAGCGTTGCATTCCGTCAAGCCAACGAAGGCACGGACGCAACCAAATCCAACTTCACTGAGCGTCTCGTTGAGTGCTTCATTCTCTCCGCTCGCGTTGAAGTCGATAAGGCTGTTGCTTACGGTTATGAGGACGGTGCCGAGGCTCTCCAAGCCATCGAGGCAATGGGTGTGATGCGCGCTGCTCTGACAACCGTCGGAACACAAACCATCTATGGCGACAATGCAAGCTCGAAAGGCTTCGCTGGTCTGCAAACATTGGTTAGCGCTCTCGGCAGCGACATCGTAGTTGACGCAGGCGGAACAACCTCCGCGACTGGTTCCTCGGTTTATGCCATCAAGGCTGGAAACACAGGCGTGCAATACGTTTACGGCAACGGCACAACCTTCGACCTTTCGCCATTCCGTGAAGGTGACGCAGTTGATGCAGACGCTAAGCGCTACGCAGCATTCATCGCTGACCTCACCGCTTGGATCGGCTTCCAGTGCGTCAACAAACATGCAATCGGTCGTTTGAAAGACCTCACCGCAGACAGCGGCAAAGGATGCACAGACGCCAAGATTGCCGAGCTGCTCAGCAAGTTCCCAGTTGGCGAGCGTCCGACTCACTTGCTCATGTCGCGTCGTTCCGCATTCCAGTTGCAAGTCAGCCGGAACACAACCCCATCCACCAAGCAGGAAGCCTTCACCGGCATTCTTCCAGGTGTGCCAACGGAATCCTTTGGAGTTCCAATCATCATCACCGACTCGATCGTTGACACCGAAACCCTCAGCTAATTCTAACCATATCAAATCATGAGCTTCGAATTCAATCGTAACCTTCAAGACAAGAATTACACCTCTACTGTGGCTATCGCGCAGGCAGGTGCTAACACCGCAGCATTTGACCTTGAGCAAGTAGTTGGTGGCGACATCGAGCGAGTAGTTTTCTCGCTCTCCGCTCCAACTGCCGCTGGCATCGCCGACACCAAAGTCGTGACCTACGCTCTGCAAGACAGCGCCGACGGTTCTTCATGGGCTGCCGTTGATCCAGCAATCAGCACGACTCAGACCGCTACTGCCTCTGGCATCGTTGCCAAAGAGGTTCGCTTCCGCGTTCCAGCTAACACCCGTCGCTATGTGCGCATCGCTCAAACGATGACCGCCTCGGCTGGCACGGTTACTGGCAACATGGTCGCCAAGCTTTTGTTCTAATCCGTTGGAACTTGTGTGCAAAGGGCGACGGAGTTGGTAGTTTCCTCCGTCGCCCTAAATTCTTGAAACTCAAATCACCATGGCTTGGCTCGCTCTAACATATTCCGCACTTCGTGATAGACTCTCAACCGAGGAGTTCAACCGTTTACTTGCCGAATGTCCGACACCCGAGGACAAAGCACAGGAGATCCTCACGAGCGTAGCACAAGACATTGCCTCACGCGTCAACTCAGGTCGTCGCAAGCGTGGATTGCCTCCAGTGGTCAATACGAACTTGTATGTCCCACCGGGAGCGCGCCGACACGCATACAATCTCTCACGCCAAGAGTTGACAGATTCCTACCCTTCGCTGGCTGAATTCAACGGCGATGATCGACGCAGAGCAGTTGAGGAAGCCAACAGTTACCTCGATGACCTTGCCAACAACAACGCAGACTCCGATGATACCGGAGCCGAATCATTCGCTGCCACTTCTGGCAGTTCTTTTCGCTATGGCGGCGCTGCTGTCATGAATTTCTCAGAATCACCATGAGCGTCATACGTCAGATAGTCGAAAGCATGGCAAAGACGCTGAAAGATCACGCGTATTTCCGCACCGTGCCGATTATTCCCGTTCTGGTTCAGGATCACAAAGACATCGACCGCGAGATCGAGAATGCAATGAGCAAGGCAGGCGCTTTCGTCATGGTCAACTTTTCGCAGAGTGAGGCATCGTCACCTGACACACCCGGACCATACATGGACTCGGCGACATTCTCGGTGACATGCTCGGAGATTCCAAGCGTCTGGAGACAGCAAGCTGGGAACATGTCAAAACCAAGCGCAACAGAGATCGGCGAGGCAGTGGCTCGCATTCTGCATCATCACAAACCAGTCGATACAAACGGCGATTCACTCACCGGCGGCGTTCTTACTTTCGACTCAATGCAGGAGGACGCAACGCCTCCGATGCTTCAACAAATCATCACTTTCAATTGCCCCGTGGGGCTACAAAATACAACTCCAACACGCTAAACCATCATGCCAACATTCGACAGAACCACCATCGTTCGCGGTCCTTGCAAAGTCACCTATGATTCGCAGACCTTCTACTCCAAAGCAGGAGTAGTGCTGACCACGACTAACTCGACATTCGATAAAGAAACCGACGCATACGGCATCGTGAGCAAGTCGAAAACCGACTTCACCATCGTTGTTGAATTTGAGCCGGTAGGCGAGATCGAGGCGCTCGCAGTTCTCTTCCCGCATGGCAACACTGCAATGGGAGCCAGCATTTACGGCTCGACCGACAAGAACCTTGTCATCGTATCAGTTGATAAAACCTACACGATCCTCAACGCTCAGATCACGCAGATGCCGACCATCTCGTGCAGCGCGACCAAGACCGCGTTCGGCTCGGTGCAGTTCACAGGATTGCTTAAAAAAGACGGCGATCCGCAGAACATCGAGGACTACTACACGACCACGACTGGCGCGAGCATCGGCACAGGATTCGACCCATCATTGATTGTAACGGCACCTTATACTGCAACGCTCGGAGCGCTCGATCCGTTTCTCAGTCAAGACGGCTTCGAGATCAGTTTTGATTTGTCGCTCAATCCAGTTGTGGTTGACGGCGTCGGCACTGTTGACATGAGCATGGGCAATCTCGGATGCAACATCTCATGCATTCCGACAGGCATCGATCAACTCGACTTTGACACGTTCTTCGACAACCTCAGCGCAGGTGAGGACTTGGCAGTGAGCGCACTCGACATTTCGACCACCACTGTAGGCGGCTTGAACTTCGATGCAGCAGCGGTTCAAGTCACCGAGCTTCAACGCAACTTCTCAGCGAGTGACAACCGACTCGGCACGCTAACCATGAGCGCCAAGCGGACATTCAGCAGCGGCGCACCAGTAGCACTTTTCACAGTCGCAGCAGTAACCGCATAAGCCATGTTCGTAAGACTCCAGCGCGGCGCGATTGCTTACGACCTCGCCGGTGGCGACGGTCAAAGAAGCGAAACGTCCAACTTCTCAATCTCGGCTGAGCCGAACTTCCAACAGGTGCAATACATCGAAGCTGACCAGTTCGACCAGTTCTTCCGAGGAGGTTCCAGCACGACTGTTAGTTTCAGCAGCGTGCTGACCTTCTCAAGTCTGACCGACGCCGAGAACTACTTGCTCAATATGCCTCAAGGCTTGCTCTCACAGGCGAGCCAGACGGTAACGATCGGCAGGCTGACAGCGGCAGGCACGGCACAAGTTGAAACGCTTGTATGTGTCGGCACCACGACACAAGCTGGCAACATCAACTGGTCATTCACGAGCGTGGACGTGACAGCAAGCGGCACGACCGCGGTGCTATCGGGCGACACGCCGACACAATACGCGGCGAAGCTGGCGACCTCGCTCAACGCAAATTCAAGCATCGCCTTCCGCTACATCATCACCAGCTCAGGCGCGAATGTCATCATCACGAAGCGGCAGGCAGAAGCCAATGACGCTACGCTTGCTCTGGTCACGACGAACGGCACACCATCGCCGAACATCACCGGGGCAACAAGCGGAACGACAGCCTCTGGAGTAGCGCCGACAATCTCGAACTCGAAAACGCTCAGCAGCGTCTCATGCGTGGTCAATCTCGCTCAGAACGGTGTTTCGGTCTTGCAAAACGTAACAATCCTCGGTAAATACTAAGCCATGGCAGCGAAGAACGTCGATATCAAGATCAACACAACT